GCCTCTAATCTTTTGCCAGCTTGGATGGTTGGTATTAATCCTAAATTAAAAATTATACAAACAACACACAACACAGAGCTTGCAATACGATTTGGTAGAAAAGCAAAAAGTTTAATTGACAGTCCAGAGTATCAAGAATTTTTTACTACAAAACTTAGAGCCGATTCACAAGCCGCGGGCAAATGGGAAACAGAACAGGGTGGTGAATATTATGCAGCCGGTGTTGGTTCTGCAATCACGGGCCGTGGAGCGGATTTACTTATCATAGATGATCCGCACTCAGAGCAAGATGCTATGAGTCCTGACGCGTTAGAAAAAGCTTACGAGTGGTATACATCAGGGCCACGACAACGTTTACAGCCAGGTGGAGTTATTATTATCGTAATGACTCGTTGGTCAATTAAAGATCTCACACAAAAACTTATAGAGGCACAAGCCAAAGATCCTAAAGCAGATCAATGGGAGATCATAGAGTTCCCTGCTATCATGGAAGATGAAAAACCACTATGGCCAGAGTTTTGGAAACAAGAAGAACTAGAGGGTGTTAAAGCTTCTCTATCCATACCAAAGTGGAGCGCGCAATGGATGCAAAATCCAACATCAGAAGAAGGAGCAATCATTAAACGTGAATGGTGGCAAGAGTGGACAAGTAAAAAATTACCTACACTTAAGCATGTTATACAATCTTACGATACAGCTTTTACCAAAAAAAGTAGCTCAGATTATTCTGCAATTACAACATGGGGTGTCTTTCAACCCTCTGATGATCAGCCAGATCACCTAATATTATTAGATGCAGTAAAAGAAAGATATGATTTTCCAGAACTTAGAAAAGCAGCTTGGGAGCAATATCAGTATTGGAAACCTGAGACTATTGTGATAGAGTCTAAGGCTTCTGGTTTACCTTTGACAGACGAACTTCGTCGTATGGGTCTGCCAGTAGTTAATTATAGTCCCAGCCGTGGACAAGATAAATTTGTGAGAGTTAACGCCTGCTCTCCACTTTTTGAGGCTGGTCGAATTTGGGCGCCACGAGAAGAATACGCTGATATGGTGATAGAGGAGTGTGCTGCGTTTCCGAAAGGAGACCATGATGATTTGGTTGACTCTACAACACAAGCTATCATGAGATTTAGAGAAGGTGGTTTTGTCCAACACCCGGAGGATTATAGAGATGAACAACCAAGAGAAGTTAAAGACAAATACGAGTATTACTGATGAGCATGAGCTTTTTTAAATTTGCGCTGGATAAATTATTCAAGCAGTTTGTTAGATCAAACAAAAGATTTCCTTCACCTGCAGAAAAGAAACAGCTAGAAGATTTAGCTGTGGTTGAAGCTATGGCTGCAAGAAAAAAAGAACAAGCTGAATCAGGTATAGAAACTCTAGAAGATTTAATGACTAAGAAATATCCACCACATGTGCAAAGAGATGAATTAGGTTTTATGCAAAAGAGTTATCCTGCTGGAGTACAACCAGGAAGCACCATGGCAAAAGCAATTGATGAAGCAGAGATGATTAAGAAAGAAGCAAGTATGTTTAAAGGTTTTAAACCTAAAGTTATTTTAGGTGGTGATGAAGCTAAAAGAGTTAAAGGTGGTATCTCTACACAAATAAAATTAAATAGCGCTAGAGAAAATAAACAATACGCAAAAGATTTAATTGGAGGCAAGAGTCAAGAGTTCAAACAATTACCTGATAGTGATAGAAAAGAATTGTTAGATCTTATTGAAACACAAATAGCAAAAGAAGGCGAAGACGTGTTCGACGGTTTTGCATTCGGTGGCCTCGCTACAATGTTTAGGAAAAAATAAATGTTTATAGAAATACTAGATAGATTAAAAGGGGAGCGCGGACCGTTGCTTCCTAAGAAGAAGCCAGAGAAAGAATTAAAAAAAATAAGAGATGCTAACTTTGAAAAAGCAAAACCTGCATTAGAGAATCCTGATGAGGTTAGAGAGATGTTTAGCACAGGTGGTCGGAGTCAGAAAGGTGCTCAATTATTAACTCCTAATGTAGTTAAAACACAAGAGCTTTATGATATTTTAACTAAAGCAGGTATAAATTTACCGGAGGGAGTGAAACACGCCTCTAGAGTAGCAAGAGTATATGGGCTAGATAGACCAAAACAAGTAGAGGTAAAATATTATGGTCATGCAAAACCCACAGTAATAAAAAACCCATTACAGTTTTATAAAAGACCAACAGCTGCAGAATTAAAAAGAGTTAAAGAAGAGTTTGAGATTAATCAATTAAAAAGAACAGCGGGTGGTCCTGGTAAAGAAGCTTTTGAAAAAAGAAAAAAAAGAGCAATTGAATTATTAAAAACAGGTAAATACACAAGAGACGAAGTTAATCAAATAATCTTAAAAGAATTTCCTACACAGAAGTCTGGAATGAAAACTACAATAAAAAATTTAGCAAAAAATATAAAAGGTGTTCCTTTAGGAACAGGAGAAGGAGGAACAATAGATAAAAGAATTAAACAACACTTAAGAGATTTAGATAACTCTAAAGTTAAAAAAATGTTAGCTGCAGGTGAGAGTAATATACCTAAAATAACAAAAGCAGTTAAAGAAGTTATAGATGTAGATGATAGTTTGGCTCTTAGAAGAGTAGGGCAACTTATTGAAGAATATGCGGGACGTAACAGATATCTACCTGAGTCTTTTAAAAATGATAAAATTGTAAAAGCCACAGGTAAACTTAGATTAGGTTTAGGTGAAATAGGTTCTAGTAGATTGTATGGAGGAGTAGGAGGAGGCTTACAAAGAAAAGCTGCGGAAGAAACTTTTGCAAAAGAAATGGATATGAAAGGATCAGCAGGTAAAGGTGCTGTTGCTCAAACAAAAAGAAAAATTACAGACTTGTTACCTAGAGGAGAAGGCATGTCTAAATATCAAACAGACATGGTTAAAAACATAAGATCTGGATATAGATTTAACTCATTACCATATAGTGTTTTTGTACAAGGACTAAGAGAAGATATTAATCAAAGAAAAGGAGTTTTACCAAGAGGTGAAGCAGGAATTAGTTTAGATAGACAAACCAGTCTGTATGAAAATAAAATTCAAAAGGCAAAAACTTTAGCAGATAAGAAAAAATTAGCTTCTGAATATAACAAAATAGCAAAAGATTTTGCAAAGAAAGCAAATAAAAATTTAAAAAAAGGACAACTACCAGTTAGAGTATTAGAATTTAGTTTTGATCCACCAAAAGAAACAATTAAAAATAAAGCCGCTTATGAAAAATATGGTGACAAGTTTGATGAAGTTTATAAAAGACATGGATATTCTTTTAAAGTTCCATCTGATCTAAAAACTTTAGATCAAAGTTTGGAGTTTGTTAAAAGACCAGTGGGTCAAGCTAAAATAGCAACAGCTGCTGAGATGGGTTCTCCTAGAGTATTTTCTGAATTAATACCTGGCAGTGCTAGATTTGTGGAGGGAACAGGAAAATTTTTAAAATCAATACCACAAGATTTTACACAAGGTAGAAAACTTTTAGGAGCATCAAAAGTTTTAGGAGTCGCTGCTTTACCTTTAGAAGCATATCGTATGAAACAAATGTATGATGAAGGTTATACACCAGGAGAAATATTATTGAGTCCACTTGCATTAGATACTGCGGCTAGAGGTTTTAGAAGAAGATTAAGAATGACTCCTGTTGAGAGACAAGCTCTTACTAGACAAATGATAGAGTCTGATGAGTCTGGTTTAAGTTCTGACTTTTATACACCAGATTTAGAAGGTATTGAAAAAATAGATCCAGATAAAGCAATGGAAGTACAAATAGCTAGAGAAAGAGCAGAAAGAGAAGCTTTAGCTGAAGAAAGAGAAAAACCTTTTTTTGATACTAGTATGGATGATATTTATAATTTAAAAGAGGGTGGTCCTGTAGATCCAAGTAAAAGAAAATTTATGAAACTTTTAGCTGGCATCGCATCAATACCTTTTTTTGGTAAATATTTAAAACTTGCAAAACCAGCAGCAAAAGTAGGAGTCATGGCTACAGAAGGAGCTAAACTTGGTGTCGAAAAACTTATGATGTTAATAAACAAAATTAAAAAATTAGGTACACCTGATAAAACTAGACAAACACAAGATTTACAAGAAGTGACTATATACAAAGGTAAAGATGGTAGCGAGTATGAATTAGTGGAAGATCTAGCTACAGGAGATGTTAGAGTTACTAAGGATAAACCAGGTATTCAAGTAGGTGGTGATAAAGCTTACGATGTAATTGAAGATAGATCGTCCTTTACTATTAAAAAAGGTCAAGCAGATGAGACTACAAAAGGCAAAAAACCACCTGATGAATATGATGAAATGCAAGAGGTGCCTAGCAGAGATGGTACTTTTGATGATTTTGATGATGTCAGTGATCAAACTATAAAAGAAATAGATGATGAATTAGACATAAAAAAGGGCTTTTATAAAGGTGGATTAACTGATACAATACCGCCTGAGAGGGGTCCAATGAATCAAGGCGTTGCACAATTATATCAGAGAAGGTAGAACAGCGATATGGCAGAAATAGAAAAAGGATTACCAAACGAAGCTGAGTTGAAAGTTGAAGATGTCAACACCAACGAAATAGTTAATATTCCTGAAGAACAAAAAGAAGAAAAAGATGTTGAGATAACAGAAACACCAGATGGTGGTGCTGAAATTTCTTTTGATCCAAATGCTCCTGTCATGGAGTCCACATCACATTTTCAAAATTTAGCAGATCTTCTAGATGATAGTATTTTAGATCCACTCGGTTCACAACTTGTAGCAGATTATAAAGATTATAGATCTTCAAGAAAAGATTGGGAAGATACATACAAGAATGGTTTAGATCTTCTTGGTTTTAAATATGAAAGAAGAACAGAACCGTTTAAAGGTGCATCAGGAGTAACTCACCCAGTATTATCAGAAGCTATTACACAGTTTCAAGCACAAGCGTACAAAGAACTATTACCAAGTGATGGACCTGTAAGAACACAAATTTTAGGAGCACAGACTCCACAAAAACAAGATCAATCTCAAAGAGTAAAAGATTTTATGAATTACCAGATCATGGACCAGATGAAAGAATATGAGCCGGAGTTCGACCAAATGTTGTTTTACCTCCCTCTAAGTGGGTCGACTTTTAAGAAGGTCTATTACGATGATCTTTTGGGTAGGGCGGTCTCTAAGTTTATACCTGCCGATGATTTGGTAGTACCCTACTCAGCATCAAGTTTAGAGGACGCAGATGCAATTGTTCATGTTATAAAAATGTCAGCAAACGATTTGCGTAAACAACAAGTATCAGGTTTTTATTCCGATATAGAGATAACTACTCCTGGTATGGAGACAGACGAAATCACAAAGAAAGAACAAGAGCTAGAAGGTGTCAAACAATTAAAACAAGATGACATACACACATTGCTAGAGTGTCATGTTAATTTAGATTTAGAAGGTTTTGAAGATATGAAAGAGGGAGAAATGACAGGTATTAAACTTCCTTATGTTGTTACTGTTGATGAAAGCTCTAGAAAAATTTTATCTATTAGAAGAAATTTTAAACAAGATGATCCATTAAAAAATAAAACAAATTATTTTGTACATTTTAAATTTTTACCTGGTTTAGGGTTTTATGGTTTTGGTCTAATCCACATGATTGGTGGACTGTCAAGAACAGCGACCACAGCTTTAAGACAGTTGTTAGATGCTGGAACATTATCTAACCTGCCAGCTGGATTTAAATCAAGAGGTATAAGAGTTAGAGATGATGCACAGCCATTACAACCTGGAGAGTTTAGAGATGTCGACGCTCCGGGCGGCAACATCCGTGATCAGTTCATGACCCTACCATACAAAGAACCATCAGCGGTCCTTTTACAATTACTCGGTATTGTAGTTGGTGCAGGTCAACGATTCGCGGCTATCGCTGATATGCAAGTGGGTGCTGGTAATCCACAAGCACCGGTAGGCACGACGATTGCATTATTGGAGCGTGGATCGCGAGTGATGTCAGCAATACACAAAAGATTATACGTAGGTTTAAAAGAAGAATTTAAATTATTAGCTGATGTATTTAAAACTTATTTACCAAAAGAATATCCATACGACGTTGTCGGCGGAACGCGGACAATTAAAATGATGGACTTTGATGATAGAGTAGATATTTTACCTGTAGCTGATCCAAATATATTTTCACAAACACAAAGAATATCTTTGGCACAAACACAATTACAATTAGCAACATCTAATCCACAAATTCATAATCTATACGCAGCATACAGAGGAATGTATGAAGCGATTGGTGTAAAAAATATAAATCAAATATTACCACCACCAGCGCAACCAGCACCTATGGATCCAAGTATGGAACACATTCAAGCTTTAGCTATGAAACCATTTCAAGCTTTTCCTGGTCAAGATCACAGAGCACACATAGAAGCGCATTTAAATTTCATGCAAGTTAATATGGTTAGAAATGCACCTATGGTTATGGGTGCTATACAAAAAAATATTCTAGAGCACATTACGATCATGGCGCAAGAACAAGTACAATTAGAGTTTCAACAAGAATTATTAGAAGTACAACAACTACAACAAGTGGCAATGCAAGATCCTATGGTTGCACAACAAATTAAAGCTACTTTAGAAAAAGTAGAAGGTAGAAAAGCAACATTGATTGCTGAAATGACAGCAGAATTTGCAAAAGAAGAAAACAAAATTACCTCTCAATTAGACGGAGACCCACTATTAAAAC